ATTTTTTAATTGTTTTATAAATTAATTAGAATAGATATATATATATATATATAGATGCAAATGCAAAACCAATCAAACATCAGTGAATTACTTAAATTATCCTTGTCTAAAAAAATTATTTTAAAAAAAGGATTAAATGCAAAGATATGGAATTTAAATGAATATGAATATACAGGAACTGTAAATAAAGACGATAGATTTGACGGATATGGAATTTTAAAATATTTAGATAAGAGCACTGATATTATTAAATATCAAGGTGATTTTATAAATGGTCTAAAAAATGGTAATGGAAAAGAAACATATCAGAATGATGATATTTATATTGGTAATTTTAAAAATGGTATGAAGAACGGTAATGGAAAATTATATTCTAAAGATGGAACTATAAAATATTCAGGGTTATGGTCTAATAATGAGGCAACAAATGATATGGTTTATTATGAATATGATGAAAATAATAGGAAGAAATATTATGGTTCATTTAGGAATGGTAGATATCATGGATTAGGAGTTATATTTGATAAAAACGAGAATATAACATCAATTGGTGAATATAATGATGGACATTTAATAAAAGTATTAGAATTCAATATTAATCCAGTAATAAAAGAAATGTATATTTGTCGTATGACAGAGGATATATCAAAATCAGTAGATATAATTTTTGATGCGATTAAAGAACCATTAGACATAAATAAATTAGAAAAAATAAGATGTTATATGCTAAATGAGAGTTATAATGGGAACATAATTATAAGGAATGAGTTTAATGAGATATATTACACAGGTCAAATAAAAGACAACAATTTTAATGGAAAAGGAGAATATAAGATTATCGACAATCATGTAGTAAAATTTATATTTGAGGGTGTATTTGAGAACAATAAATTTATTAATGGAATAATAAAATCAAACACTGGATCAATAAATAATTCAGATGAAAGTCTATCGAATATAAGTCAAATGTATATTGGAACATATAAGGATGGAATAATAGTAAATCAGAACCTTACACTTTATGATATATTAAAGAAATTAGATGAAGGAATATATAATTATAGTGATATCAATACCAATAAATACAGATGTGATGGAAAATTTAATGATGGTAAATTTTCGAATGGTACAATGTATTTGAATAATATAAAAGTATATGAAGGTAGTTTTGCTGATTTTAATGTGTATCATGGTTATGGTAAAGAATACTATAGTAGTGGTATAATGAAATACGAAGGTGGTTTCAGAAATGGTAAATATAATGGACAGGGAACAATATATTATGAGAATGGAAATTTAGAATATTATGGTTCATATTTATTTGGAGATAGACATGGTCATGGAATATTATATTTAGATGATGGAACTTTAGTATATGAGGGTAATTTTCGTCATAATAATATTGATTAATCTAATAAAAAAATCAAAAAAAATTGATTAAATTTATTTATAACTAATTAAAGAATATATAATATAATATATTAATAATGACATCTGTTAACTTAAATCTTAAAAGTTATGTTTTGCCAGTGATAGACAAAGAAATTGATTTAGTATTAAATTCATCATTTGACTATGATATGTCATCATTTACGCCTCAACCATTATGTTCTTTGGGTTATACCTATTTTTTTCATCAATCATATGATAATTTTAATAAAGCATTAAATAAAGTAGGTTCAAAGAGGGAGACACATTGGATAGTAAATAATTTTGAACCAATATTGACAGAGGTTGAAAAGAAGAATGAATTATTAAATGGATTAAAAAAATATTTTGATAAAGCGAAATTATCAGATGATAAATTAGTTGAACCATTATTTTTACAGATGTGGGAAATATTAATGTGTCATAATTTATTAGCAGAAAAGACGAATAAAATAAATATAGTTTCAAAAAAAACAGATATTATTAAAGACAGTTTAACATGTTTTTCAGACAAAAATTTCTCGAATTCATCAATAAGTTATTCAGAAAAAGATTATAATTTAGGAATATATGTAAATATGGATTTCAAGACTATATTAGATCAGGAACCATTATATTATCCAACATTATTAAAAAATATAAATAGTATATTAATGAATATGATGAACAGAGGGAATATGATAATATCATTGAATGATACATTTACATTACCGACAGTAAAATTAATAACGATGTTAAGAAGTATATTTGAGAGTGTTGTGATACACAAACCGTATTATGTGAGACCAACATCAAGTTTAAAATATATAATATGTATAGGATTGATAGAGAAGAGTTATAAGATGATATCAAAGAAATTAGAGAAATATGTGAGTAAGGTAGAGAGCAGTGAAATGAACCATGTAACAGATATGATGAGTGATACTATAATACCAAAAGAGATATCAAAGACGATATCATATATAAATATTAAATTAGGTGTAGAACAACATAAATATGAGAACAAGATAATAAGTTATATAAATTCGGAAGATTCGTTTGGAGACAACTATAGGACATATTCGGACGAACAGATATTATCGACAGAATATTTTTTGTCATCATTTTTTCCATTGAATAAGAACGATTATTTAGAAATTTTAAAAAGTGTAAAGAATAAAATTTTAGAGAATTCAAATGCAATAAACAAAAGAATGAGTTAAAATAATATAAATAATATAATATATAATAGTATATATTATATCATGACGAGTTGGAACAATGATGAAAAAAAGAAAGAACTATCAATGGTAAAAGAATGTGTTGCTTTATTATTAAAACAAAAAGAGAAATATTTAACTTCAAAAAAGATGACAGAATTAGAATTCAATCTAAAAATGGAAGAAATATTTCCTTCATTTATGAAAAATTATGGTGCGATATATAAAATGGTTGTTAGAAATAATGACATTAATTTGTTATATAAAATGTTAGATGAAATATTTGCTGTTTGTAATGGAAAAAAAAATTTTGAAGATGTTAGAAATAATATGGGAGATATGTTGGCAACAAAATATATACCAAAAAGTATATTAGATGCAAAAAAGAGTGATAGTGATAGTGATAGTGATTAAATATAATTAATACCAAAGTTAATTAAATATTTAGAAAGAAAAAATAAACATATTAATATATCAATAATCATGATGCATATTATTATTTTATTATACATTTCAAATCTAAAATTAGTATCATTATTTTGGTTAATTTGATGTAATAATAGATAAATGAGGGATCCAAAAGTGCATATAATAATTATATTCTTAATATATTCATATGTTTGAACGATGTTATTATTATCAATTTGTTTATTTTTTTCAAATGAATAATTATTTGTTTGAATATAAATATTATTTAGATATATCTCAAGTAGACATAAAAATATCATTAATATAAATAATATATATTTTTATATTTTATAACGAAATATAAAAAAATAGATTGTAAGATATAGTTTAAGATCGTGATACAATTTTATTATAAAATGAAACATCATATATTTCGTTTTTTTTTAAAATATAGTCAGACACAGAAACAATATTTTCGACTTTAGATTGTTTTACTATATTATCTATATTTATTTCAGTTGATTCACCAATAATAAATGTCTTATTTTCTTCAATTCCGATTGCATATAAATTAGTGATATTATCATTGATGAGTTTGCTAATATTGGACCAAGCAAACATAAATTTATTATTTTTAATATACATTACTTGTAAAGTATCTTTATTTGAATACATATCTGTAGACCATTGTAAAAATGCATTTAATTTATTTTTATTAAATTTATCTTCCAAATAATAAACTTTAAAGATATTTATATCTTTGTAAAACACAAATATATTAATATTATAGATATGAGCTAAAATCAAAATAATTTCATGATTGTATTGATTAGATGTTATTAATTCTATCATTTTTTTTTTACTAATATTAATACTAAAATTATCATTATTAATATATTCTAATAAATAATTACGACAATCCTCAATCGATTTAGCATTAAGATTAATAATTTTTCTATCATATTGATCGTGTCCTTCAAATAGTTCATTCTCAATATTTGGATAACCATTGATAGATTTATTATACATTAAACAAAAAAACAAATTATTTAATGTATCATTGTATGAGAAATTTGTGACAGACATATTATAATCTGTTAATATTCTATCAGATAATTTTTTAATTGACTTAATATTTGTCATATATTCGCTAACAGTATTTGTTTTGCTATTAAAAAAATTATAGACTTCCATTAATGATAAACTCATAGTTATATATGATTTATTAATTATAATATATATTTAAATAAATAAAATAAAATCAATTTTTTTAATTGTCTTTTTCTCTACGAATCATCTTAGTTAGAGTTTTAATATCATTACGATATAGAATACAAGTATCTAAATTGGCTGGTGATTCAAGATTTGGTTCTGTAAATATATTTAAAATACATAGAAACAATTGAGTTATACCTAAAGCAGGCGTCCATAATTCAGACTCTTTAAAATATCCTGTCTCATCCTGAACCGAATTAAGAATTGATAAACAGATTTTACCATCAGGATAAATATTAGGATGATAAGTTTTAGTGGTAAATTTAGGTTCAGGTGGTTTAAAAGGATAATCAGCTGGAAAAGTTATAATTCCATTCATAATAAAATCTTCCCAAGGAGTATCTTTAGGACCTACCAGAGTGAAATTAGCTTTTAAAGCATTATTTGGATCTTGAATAATATGTAATCCTTCTAATGGACTTTTTTCATAAGCAGCAAGTTGATTAGTAACAATGCGTGTGGCTCTTTTGATGTTCATTTTATAATATACATATTTATAGTATTCATATATTTAAATAAAAATAAAATCAATTTTTTTGTTAAAAATTGATGAGTTTTAGAAACAGCCATATATATATAAAAAAAATTGATATTATTATTGTCTATAAATATTAGTAATAAAAATAGGATTATATATATGATGAATGAAAACAAAGCATTAGCAACCTTATCTAAACGAATTAATCGTGATTGTGCTGAATGTATTGAAGCGGGTGTTGAGATTATTAAGGATGACAAAGATTTTAAGAAATTAACTTGTATATTGTATGGACCTCATGATTCGGACTATGAATCAGGAATATTTAAATTAGGCGTAAATTTTACAAGTAAATATCCATTTGAACCTCCAGAAGTTGTATTTTTAACAA